GAGGCTCGAATGAAGTTAGCTCAAATCACTGCACAGACTCGTCAGCAGGATTCGATTACTCGCACTGCGGTATCGCTGATGCAAAACGATCAAAAAGAGCGTAGTGCTCTTGATGCAAAGAAAACCCCAAGCAAGACCACTTAACCCCAAAAAATAGGTGAATTATGTCCGAAGCAAACGCAGCAATAGATATGCAAAATTACTTACCAGAAGAAACTGGCTCTGAAGATTATGATGATCTTAAAAGTTTAGATTTTGGCAATGAAATTGAAGAAGCCGCCGTTTCTGAAGCCACAGTTGAAGAAGTAGTCGAAGAAGTAGTTGACGAAGTAGTCGAAGAAGAAGTAGTCGAAGAAGAGGTAGTTGACGAAGAAGTCGAAGAAGTAGTTGACGAAGTAGTCGAAGAAGTAGTCGAAGAAGTAGTCGAAGATGCCAAAAAGCACATGATTCCTAAGCGGCGTCTTGATGATGTTGTTGCTAAGCAGCGTAAAGCTGAACAAGAAGCAGCGGAATTACGCAAAGAGTTAGCTGAAGCTTTGGCTAAAGCACAGGCGATTCCTGCAATTGATGTGCGTGCACTGTCAAAGCAACGTAACGAAGCCGTACTTGATGGCGACTTGGATAAAGCAGCAGAAATTGATGAACAGTTGCACGCAGCTACTCAGCAAACTGCTTCTGAACCTATCGACATGGACGCTTTAGAAGCGCGTGTGGAAGCGAAGATGGAATTAAAGTCGACGCTTACATCTGTTTTTAAGGAATACCCACAGCTAGACACAGATTCTGACGTTTTTGATGAAGACTTGAACGCAGAAGCACTGGTGTTTCAGAGTGCTTACCTAAATCAAGGTTATTTACCTGCCGAAGCGGTTCGCCGTGCGGCTAACGCAGCAGTCCGTGTGGTTCGCCCAGAGCTTTTGACTGAGACAGCGGAGCCAAAGGCGGCTGTTAAGACTCGAAAGACTAACGTAAAAGGTAATGTTGAAGCCTCTAATGCTCAGCCTCCGAAAATGAACCAAGGTGAATCTGGTGGAAAGACCAGTTCCGAAATGGTCGACATTACGAAGCTGACTGATGAGGAATTTGACGCATTACCTGAAGCGACACGCGCTAGAATGCGGGGTGATTTGGTTTAAATGTTGTGAAATAGTAGTTCAGCTATTATCATTCATTTCAGTAGTAGCTCAGACGATACATGAGCTCGACCAGCGCGGTGCGTTAACCGCGTTGTGATCGCCCACATTAAAAGGCGTGTTACTTCGTTGTCCTCACGATACGGGAACCCAGAACTGGTGCATAAGGCTCCAGTTAATTTGCACATTTTTGTTTAAATAAGGTACATCAAAATGGCTACAACCAATTTTGCGGCCCTTACTAGCGAACAAAAGACTGCATGGGCTCGTGACCTTTGGCGCGTCGCTCGTAATACGTCTTTTGTTAACCAATTTGCTGGTAAAGGCCATAACGCGATGGTTCAACGTATTGAGACGTTGACCAAATCCGAGAAGGGCGCTCGCGCCGTTCTAACTCTAGTTGCTGACTTAGAAGGTGATGGTATCGCAGGTGATGCTACGCTGGAAGGCAATGAAGAGGCCATGAAAGCGTATGACACAGTGATCCAGATTGATCAGTTGCGTCATGCTAACCGCTTACAAGGTCGTATGGCTGATCAGAAATCCATTGTTAACTTCCGTGAGCAATCACGCGATAAGTTAGGTTATTGGATGGGTGATCGTCTTGACCAAATGGCATTCTTGAGCATGAGCTCATTGCCATACACTTTGAATACCAACGGCTCAACTCGAGCGTCTAACGTACTTAGCACTTTGGAATTCGCTCCAGCTGCTAACGTAGCGCCGTCGGCGAACCGCTGTGTTCACTTAAAATCTTCAGGCGTAACCGCTGGCACTGGCTTTGCTGCTGCTGATGGCGTACTTACTGCGACGACCTATAAGGACATCGTAAACTTGAAGGCTCATGCTAAGGATAACTATATTCGTGGCATTAAGGGTACAGGGGGTGATGAGGTCTATCATTTGTTTATGACTCCACAGGGTATGGCTCAGTTAAAGCTAGACGCTGATTTTATTGCCAACGTGCGCCATGCTGGTGTTCGTGGTGATAAGAATAGTCTATTCAAAGGCACCAACTCAGTAATGGTTGACGGCATGATTATCCATGAGTTCCGTCATGTGTTTGATACCCGTGGTGCAACTGCTACCAATAAGATGGGAACATCAGGCAACGATGAAGGCCAACGTATGTTGCTATGTGGTGCTCAGGCACTAGGCATGGCGGATTTAGGTGCGGCTTATTGGGACGAAGATTACTTCGACTACAATAACCAACCTGGCATTGCTTGCGGAAAGATCTTTGGCTTCTTAAAGCCACAGTTCAAAGGCAATCCTGCTAATCCATCATTGTTGGAAGACTTCGGCGTCATTACTGTCGACACTGCACTTTAAGTGTGAGGCTCCCTCTTTCGAGGGGGAGCCATTTTTTATCTAGGAGTTACCCACTCATGAAGTTAGTTTCCCCAATTTTACAAATGGTTGCTTTAAATGGCGTTGCAATCCGTATGGAAGCAGGCGTTGAAATGGACGTTCGCGAATCACTTGTTGTGTCAGCATTGGCACAAGGGTGTACCAGAGTTGGCGCAAAGAAAGCGACTAAAGTTAAGAAAGCACCTGAAACCAATCCTACGCTTGATGCGTTAGCGCAAGTGGTAGAAGAAGGCAATCCTGATAATTTTGGTCGTGATGGCACGCCAAAAGTAAAAGCGATTGAGAAAGTATTAGGCTACGACATCAGCGCCGCAGACCGCGACGTTGCATGGAACACATTCCAAGAGGTTTAACTTAAATGACTATTGCTATCTCATCAATTTTGAGCCGAGCTTCGACTCTCCTACTGGATGAGACGGCAGTAAGATGGCCTCAAGCTGAGTTGTTGAATGCAGTTAATGATGGTGTGTTAGAGATAGCCACCATGAAGCCGCTTTTGTTTACGGCAAGAGCGACTATGCCGCTGGTTGCTGGGGTCTATCAAACGATCCCTGCTGGCAAGCGTCACTTACATCGTGTGATCTCGAATCAAGCTGGCCCTGTTGTGCGTTTAGCAAATCAAAAAGATTTAGATTCACAAGAACCTAACTGGTATGCAAAGCCTCAAGTACCCACTGTTAAGTATGTGATTTTGGAGCGTTTGGATGGCAGAAACTTTCTATGCTACCCGCCTAACAATGGCAGTGGGCAATTAGATGCTGTATTTACTGTTGATCCGCCCAGTTACGCTGCTGACGCGTCGATTGATATAGATTCGACCTACGGCAACCCTTTACTCTCCTTTGTCCTTCACAGGGCGTTTTTGAAGGATGCAGACACATCTGATGAAGCTAAGGCTGCGGCTTATTACGAAACATTCACTAAACAGATGGGTGTATCGGTCATTGGCGATGCGCAAGCGAAGGAAATCTAGATGGCTATAGTTACATTTGAAAGCATTATCCCTGAAATATTACCTTCAGTCCCTGAGTGTACTGATCTTATTATTGTTCGTGCATTACGGCGTGCATCCGAAGAGTTTTTATCAAAGTCATTATTGTGGCGCGTTAATTTAGAAGAGCATAACGTGATACTGGGCCTAGTTGATGTTGAATTAGAAGTACCTAAGTCTGACTTACGTATTGTGCAACTCAAGTCTATTAAGTCAGGCACGCAAGAAACAGACATTCCACAAATAGCAGACTCGCAAACACCACCTAACTTATCGCAGACTTTTTGTTCTTTGGTTGATTTTGGTAAGACCTTGCGACTAACACCTGTGCCTACTGCTGCTGTGACTTTGAAGATACGTGCAGTTTTAAGCACAACGTCTAAGTCGACAGGTGTCGATAGTGCGGTTGAGCAAGAGATCCATGAGCATTTAATTGATGGGTCATTAGCGCGTTTGTATGCAATGCCGGGCATGCCTTGGGCGGATAGTTCGTTAGCGGCATATCACGGCGCTATTTTCCAAGCCGCTATTATAGAGATGCGAGGCCGTGCTG